ATAGGGCATCTTTGCCGGCTGGGGGAGCTTTATTTTGAAAATTATAATGGATGAAAAAATCAAAAACGGTGCTTTTCAAATAGCAAGGCAATTATTTGATAGTGAACTTTGGATCGAAAAGCCATCATCATGGAAAATAATTTGGATATATATATTAGGTAAAGTGAATCATCAAGATAATAAACAATTTGAGAGAGGAGAAGGATTTTTTAACTTCAGCCAGGAGTTAAAGCAAATAGGGCGAGATATAACTTATGACATGATAAGGCACTCAATGACTTATTTTAAAAGAAATGGAATGTTGAGCACAACGAAAAGCACAAGAGGAATTATTGTTAAAGTGTTGAAATATAACAAGTTCCAAAAGTTAGAAAATTATAAAATTATAAAAGCACAAGATAAAGCGGAAGCGGAAGAAGTGGAAAGCACTTCCAATAGCACAATCCTAAATTTGAGCACAACGAAAAGCACAATCAAAGCACAAAATAAAACGGTTGTGGAAGAGGGGAAAGAATATATAAAAGATATAATCAAAGCACAACACAAAGCACAACCAAAGCACAATGAAAGCACAACTATAAACAAGAATGTAAAGAATGCTAATAATGTAAAGACTAAAGAAATATATAAAGAAAAATTTAAAGAAATATATAAATCCTATCCAAATAGAGATAGTAAGAAAAAAGCAGAAGAACATTTTAATGCTTCTATCAAGACAGAGAAAGACTGGCAGGATATAAAAACTGCGCTAGTTAAATATAAAAAACATCTTACAACTGAGAAGTGGTTAAGACCAAAGAGCGCATCAACATGGTTTAATAACTGGATAGATTGGGTTGACTATATAGAGCCGACTAAAACGCAAGAAGATAAAAATTGGAACGCATATAATTAAACAAAAACTACTTGACAAATAATGCTTGATTGGTATATTATAAATTATGGCTGGGAAGAAATTCACTGCAAATAAAAACTATCATAAGATTATTAAACTTATAAATTCCAAGAAATATAAAAGCATTGACAATACGAACGTATATAAAAAACAACAAGACTTTGAGAATAGTTTTATATCGTTAAGTTTTAATCCATTGCCTTACAGAGATAAGTTTTTCGTAGATAAAAATAATAATAGAAGTGATAAAATAAGTAGAGCATTTTTATATTGTTGGAGAAGTTTGACGGAGAATTTAGATGAAAAAACTTTCTGAAAAACAAAAAGCTTTCTGTAGGGAATATCTCAAAGATTATAATGCTACTCAAGCTTATATTCGTGCTGGTTATACAAATTCAAAACATTCTCATATCTATGCTTACAAGTTATTACAAAGTATATACATTCAACAAAAACTGCAAGAACTAACAGCTAAACAAGCTGAAAAAGCTGAAATTACTGTTGAATGGGTTATTCAAGAATTAAAGCAATTATATACTCGTTGTCAATCTTCTCTAACTTCTAAGGGAGCGATAGCAGGCGCAACAAAGCAATTAGAGCTATTAGGTAAACATATTGGAATGTGGATAGACCGTTCCGAGCTTACAATCAACATAAAAGAGGTCAAAGTTATGGTTGTGCAGATCCAGCAGGTAATTTCTAAGCATATCCCGGATGCAGAAGTAAGAAATAGGATAGCAGAAGATTTGAAGGAGTTGGGGTTGTGATATCAATAGTTAGGAAAGGCGAAGTGATATACGAAAGTTGTTTTGGTGAACTTCCTAGAATAGAACATATTCCTCGTATTGGAGAGCATATTGGACTTGCTAAGTGGGACACAGTTTATATTGTTAAAGATGTTTTTACCGTGTTTAGTAATGGCGATAATATCCAGACAATTACAATCGAGGTTGAGATAACATGAGCGCAATATTAATGATATTGGCTGCGGCAAACTTATTAACAGCGTCAATAAATGTGCATGAAAAGAATTACGGAACAGCAACATTCACTTTTGGTGCTTTTTTATTGGCACTGACGTTTTTGATAAAATTAACATGAGCACAAAACAAGAGGATGTAACACACCAACAGGGGCGAGACATTGCGTTTTTGACGGTGTTGTGGAGGCAAAATTATGAACCTACCACCTGAATTCATAGAATATCTACAGGATGAGATAAAACACTTTGACAAAGAATTAATATCTATCCTTGAACTTCCAAATGTCAAATCACTTAGAGATAGGATTAAGAAAGACAAGAGAGATACCGAAGTTATGCTGGCGCTTTATAGGGATATGACATATTGCGATGCTCATATTAGATTAGTCAAGGATGAAATTCGGACTTGTAACGATAAAGCAATGGTATTGCTGGGCCATAGACTGCAAAGAGTTAAGAGAAAATATAGAGATTATCACAGAGATACGAGTTATGATTTATAGGGGGGGGGTAGAAGATGAAAAAATCTAAACTAAAAACAGCCAATAATTATCGCGAAGTTAAAAGATTTAAAGATGGAGACGTAATCTCAATGAAGATTGAGCAGATGACACAAATGGGAAAGTGTGTTGGTTCTGTGGTTGTGAATATTAATAATGCTGTATATTGTTTTGGTACTTATGATGTAAGAATAGCCGCTAAAAAAGCAATTACAAAGTATCTCAAAGAGTATAAGATTAAATGAAACTTAACATATCCGAAGGAATGTTCACGTCTGAAGATGTTATTGCCGCAGAGCATGATCCTATCTGGCTGGTAGAGAACGAAAAACTATCTATCAAGACTAAGCCAGGAGAACTAATCCCCTTTAAACTTAATTCTATTCAAAAGAAGATAATCGCTAAAATCAGAGAGTTACAGGCAGAAGGAAAGCCAATAAGGATATGGATTCTTAAAGCACGTCAAATGGGCTGTTCTACGCTAATTGAGGCTATTATATATGCCTATACAAGTCAAAGACAGAATATCAATAGTTTGATACTTGCAGATGACCTTGACGGTTCTAATTATCTCTTTAATATGTCAAAGTTGTACCATGAGCAAGTTGCAAAGGAATTTAAACATCCATTGCAGCGTAGTAATGAGAAGAAGATAGAGTTTGAGGGCAGACATAGCCAGATTCTAGTTGATACAGCAGATAACCTTGATGCTGGGCGAAAATATACATTTCAAATAGCGCACCTTTCAGAGGTGGCCTTCTTTAGAGATGCAAGAACTTTGATGATAGGATTGAATCAGGCTATCCCAGAGCTACCAAATACAATAGCAATCGGAGAGACCACAGCAAATGGTGTTGGTGGATATTTTTATGAGCAATGGAAGAAAGCAAAGGCTGGGGAGACAGACTGGACACCATTATTCTTTGCATGGTTCGAAGATGATACATACCAATCGGATATACCAGACGGGTTTGAACTAACAGATGATGAGAGAGCAATACAGACTAAGCATGGATTGACCTTGAGGCAGATGTCATGGCGTAGAGATTGTATTAAAAATAAATGTGATGGATCCGTTGATATTTTCAATCAGGAATATCCAGCAACAGATGAGGAGGCTTTTCTTGTGTCAGGTCGTTGTAGATTTAATACAGACTGTCTAAAGATTATACGCAACACAACGGTTAATCAAGGGGAAAAGGGCTATTTGGAAGAGGTTAAAGATACAATAGTATTTAGACCAGATCCTAATGGTTGGGTGAGAGTTTGGAAACATCCAGAGAGGAATGAGCAGTTTATTATTGGTTCAGATATTTCAGAGGGAATAGAAACGCAGGTAGAAGGTGGTAAAAAAAATGACTATTCAACAGCAGAGGTGCTTAATTTAGACACCTTAGAGCAATGTGCAGAGATAAAGTGTCATCTTGAGCCAGATGTATTTGCAGAAGAATTAAAGAGGCTGGGTAATTATTATCACAAAGATATGATAGGTGTAGAACGCAATCATCCTGGACTTGGTGTATTGTTAGACCTTAAAAAAAAATATACTAATTTGTACTATATGGAGGATTTTGAGGAAGCAACACAGACTAGAAAGAAAAAACTTGGTTGGCTTACTAATGCAAAGACTAAGCCTTTAATGGTAGCAGAGGGAGATAGGATTATAAGAGAGGGATTAGCAACAATACACAGCCCAGAGTTATTAAGTGAGTTAATGACCTTTGTTAGGCTTGCAGACGGCAAGACAGAAGCACAACAGGGTTGTTTTGATGACTTGGTTATCGCTTGGCTAATAGCTTTACAATTAAGGAAATATGCCCCTGCTAAGGTAACAGTAAAAGAAAGTAGGCAGCAGGATATGAGTAATAGAGAACAGGATAAAATCATGGAAACCATCCGTGCTTATTAACTTGTAAATTTACAATAAAAGCGATATAATGAACTATGATTAAACTATGTGAATGTGGTTGCGGACAGCCTACTAAAATAATAACGCATACATGTAATAAACGAAATGAAATTAAAGGAGAATATAATAGGTTTATTCATCATCATCACGCTAAGGATGTGAATAATGGAAATTGGAAAGATGGTGCAACTAAAAAAGATTATTACTGTAAAATTTGTGGTAAGAAAATTTCTTACGGAGTTAAAAAACAACAATGTAAGTCTTGTGCTAATAGAAATAGGACTTGGTCAGAAGAAACAAGAAAAAAAATGTTATTAATAAATAAGGATAGAATTTGTTTAGAGGAAACAAAAAATAAAATAAGTAATACAAAGAAAGCACAACATAGAAAATTAACACAAAGTCATAAAGACGCTTTATTTGCTAAATGTCATTTACCGTTTGCTAAGGGCAAGGACAATCCTGCTTGGAAAGATGGAATTTCAAGTTTTAATAATTTAATATGGGGAAGATTATATAATGTTTGGACTAAACCTATTTTTATTAGAGATAATTTCACTTGTAGACATTGTGGAGCAAAAGGAAAACTTACCCCACATCATATAAGAAGATTTAGTAATATAAAAAACCTTATTTTAGTTAAGTATCCTCAACTATCACCACAAATTACAGAAGATAAATTCAAGTTAATTGATTTAATTGTTAATGAGCATAAATTAAAAGACGGAATTACTTTGTGTGAAAAATGTCATCAAAAAGAACATCCTGAAATATACATTAGAAGGCAGAAAACTTAAAGTGAGCTTAATTATAAAACCAAAGCGATTACAGATAAGAGCAATGGTAGGCGGTAAGTGGCAGACAGTGGAACTTGTGAAGGCAAATAGCAAGACTGTTCTTGTAAAGCTAAAAGACGGGAACATAGTTAAGATTAAGAATTTTAAAATAAGTAATTGAAAACGAAAGTAAATATAGTAAAATAAGAATAATTTAAAATTGGAGGATTGTAATGGATAAAAGCCGAGAATACATTTTGATGTGTGAGAAGGCGGTTGAGATACAGAAATCTTATAAAAATAAAATCGATATGGATGGAAATATAGATAAAGAGTGGAACGTAGGAGACGTGCTTTTCCGCTATGGTGAAGTAGAAGTTTCAAGTAATGAAGGAGAATATGGTCTACCAGATAGACAAGATGGTGAGGTTTGGCTACCACGTCAAGACCAGTTGCAAGAGATATGGAGACAGGCAGTAGGATGTTCAGAAGGCAAATCGGCAACTTTTAGATTTGTTACAGAGATAGCTGGATGGCTTTCAAATAGATTATATCCAAGTAAATTCACTTCAATGGAACAACTATGGCTGGCATTTGTAATGAAAGAAAAATATAACAAGATATGGACAGATAAAGATTGGATTCAGAAGGAGAACAAATAATGGAAGAACAAATAGAAGGTAAGTTTTCAGAATCCGAAATGACTGAATATGTTTGTAAGGGTATCAAAGATGCTATTGCAGCAAGAGTTGAGTTCGATAAACTTGTAGACCAGTGGTACAATGATTGGCGTGATATCAAGGGTATTAAGTTGTTCCCGTGGAAGTATGCAGCGAATTTCAGTGTACCTATAACATCAACCACAACAGACAGTATTATTCCACGCATAATAGAGGGAGTGTTTGATATTGACCCTCCTATTCAAGTTAGAGCATTAAACATGACATCAGACCAACATAGAGACATAATCAAGGCATTTATCATCTGGGATATACAAACACATCCAGAATTACATGAGCAAATATGGTATTGGGTGCAGAATATGTGCTGGGGTGGAACTAGCTTTATAAAGAACTATATGGAAATGGAAAGAAAGATTGATAGTGAGGTATTAGATTCTGCTTATATGGTATTGGGAGAGATTGCAGAAGACCCGAAAACAGGTGAACCTTTGATAGTAAATGACCGAAACACTAAGTATATGGAGCTATTAAAGGCTGATAAGGGTATTGAGTATGTTATAGAGAAAGATGTAACTAGGAAGCTACATGGCTGGAAGAAATATGCTCCAAGTGCAACAACAATAGATATTAAAGATTGTATTTTTCCTGCTGATAGTGAGAGCGTAGAAGACGCTTTTGATAATTCTTTTGTAGCTGTAAGGATGTGGAGAACTAAAAATTTCCTTCGCAGACAATTAAAACAAGACAAAAAAGAACTATATAAGAATTTGGATAAGATTAAAATCAAAGGACTTGAGGGTAAAAGAGAAAATGCAAAAGATGATAGAGAGAGAGCACAGATTGATAAATACTCCTCTAAGAGTAATAAGCTAGAGTTCTTTGAAGTGTATTTTAACTACGATGTAGACGGAGACGGACTTGATGAAAAGATGGTGGGCATTTGGCACTTAGAATCTAAGGCCCTATGCGGTTATGAGCCTTATGACTACAAACATGGAGAATGTCCTGTAATAGACGGCAAGATTAAGCCTATACATAAACAACCTTTTGGAGTAGGCATACCAGAAATGCTATTTGATATTAAAGGAGAGATAGACGCTACGCATAATCAGAGAACAGATAGAGGCAGTTTATATAACAATCCAACTTTTGTATATACAGCAGAAAGTGGATATAATCCAAACATACATAAATCGGGTCCGGGAAGAAAATGGAAAGTAACTAAGAAAACCGATGATGCTATGGGTTATATGCCATTGCCAGATGCAGCACAAGGTTCATATCAAGAAGAAGAATTGCTATTACAATACGCACAGAAACGCAGTGGTTCAAGTGATTACTTACAGAACGAAAAGGTTGCTAAACAAGCCACTTCAAGCGGTATTCAGGCATTACTTCAAGAG